AAGATGCATACATAGAGGCATAATTCGACCAATAATCATGGCAGAATTTGGAGTTGCATAAACATAGAGCGCATATTCACTAAAGGCGAAAAGAATGTTTATGATAGGGATGGATTTTATGATTTCCTCAAACAGAGGGGCCACAAGGCATGCATCAACACAAAAGAAGATCAAGAATAGGAGAAAAGTAAAATTTGAACGATATCGATAAAGAAAGTCTAACAAATGTTGGTCCCAAGTCCAATGGCGTGGATCATTAAAATCAAAGGGCACGAGTTGTTCATCAGCTGGGTCACGAGACTCAGGAGTTGATTCAGGCGCCCGTTGTTTTGGATCGAACGGAAGACGTTTTACCATTGGTTTCTTTGGAAGGGGAACAAATGTTGTGACTAACTTGATAACGTGTTCCCGAATTGAAGTTTCGTTCCACCACATGTATCCTATCTTCGTTGCAACATCTAAAGCGTCCACCTGAATCATACGAGTGAGAAGTGGGTGTTCAATAAATGTGGGAAGACTAGGAGTGCGGGAGATCATTTCTTCAACTTGGGATACTTCAGTGACATTTGTATCATAACGACGACAAAACCTTTGGACAGTTTCGTCTGTTTTATTGACACTTGCACGAAGTTTTTGCTTATAACTCCAATCCTTTGGCAACATGTGTTGAGGCAAAGGCGAAATGTGTTCCGTCAATTCTAATGTTCTTTTTACAAGAGTTGAAAAAACAGGAATGAAATTACATTCAGGATAAACAGCGATACAAACGGAGCGCAACCATGGAAGTTGGAACTTGTCATGGAGGTCATGAACGTTGTAGAACAATTTGAATTGTTTTCCAGGTTTCATTGCAAAAACTAAACGACGTGTACCGTTGAGCTGTACTGGCCATAAGATTTGAGAACAAAATTCAACATCCCAGATGTTAGTCCGGAATATGATTTTGGCATCAAAACCAAATTTCCAATAAAGAGCTTTGAAAACTGGAACTGCTTTCTCAAGAATGGGGAATTCCTTCTTGAATTTTGGAGACAGATGAAAAGGAACGGATCCGTCATCACCATTGCCGAGTTGGAAGAAAATATCACATTCATCAATAAAAAGATTTAACACGACGCCATCCATGCCCATGTCTATGAGAGTGTTCAATATTGTTGTATAATCAATTCCAGTTAGGAGTTGAGTTGACGATAAATATTTAACAATTCCCATAATGACATCTTTCCATGGCCATGCACCTGTTGCATGTCCGTGGGGTTTCGTATACGCAGATCGTTGGAGCTGAGTAACAGGACGTGGGACACCATGTTTAGTCATTTGGAACCTAAAGATTGAATGGGTTTCTTCGTTTTGTGAATGATCATTGAGAGTTTTATCAACTTCCATGAAAACCACATCAGCAACGTTTTCTAACGGAGCGAAAAGATCACCAAGAGCAACACCATCTAACCCAAAGCCAACAACCCAACGACGTGGATTGAGACGAGGATCATCAAGTGTTGAAGGAGAGAATTGACGAGTCATCAAACGGCCAATAGCATGACTCCAGGGACCAGTGCAAACATTATATTCATCAGAAAAAGAGTTAATAAATCTAGGGTTGTAATCCGGAGGAAGTGAGTACGGGACACCTTTCCAGATATTCTCAACCTTTGTGAAAGATTTACTAGCAGTCAATTTCCAGGAGGGAATGAACCCTCGGATGAAATTATTGTAAGCGGTTAACAGTTCTAGGCGACGTTTTCCTGTAATATTTTTACGACGAAACCATTCATCAATGTCCATGATAACATGGCCACGTTGATCAGTGAAGTCGACAATATGACAAGTAGGGAAGGCACTATCAACAAAACGAAAAAGGAGTGCAAACGCGGGCGGTGTTCCGTTATGAATAGGAGCAAGAAGCCGGTTACGACATGCAACAACAGAATTGTGGATGCAGGACCTGGCACGTTGTGGTATAAGGCTAGCGGGTGCAATCCCAACCAGAACGTTGCCGACGGTCTCATTACAGAAATCTGGTAATGGTTGATGTCGAATCCGAGCAAACTCATCGAATGGAGCAAGATCGCGATGCAGGGCACACATACTTCGGAATTTGATAAAACCTTCCATTGGATACAAGCCAACAGGAAGTTGAGGAAGAACTGGCAAATAAAACTGATCTGAGAGAGTCAGAATTTGACCAGGAAGATAACGAGGAGAAAAGAGAGTGAAGAGAAGGGAAAATGTGAACAAAGCACTTGTTACCAAAAACCAAGGTTTCACGTGAGCTACCCTCCCACCAGTCAAGAAATACACTGCACGATCAATTGGCGAAACGCGTTGAAGGGACAATGTTGTATCATGAATAGCAACGAGATCAGCATTCTCAAATTGGAATTGTTGCGCAGAACCAATTTCTTGTTCGAGTGTGAGTGTCATTGCAGCGAAAACAGCGTGTACAAGGAATCCAGGACTGGTCATATCGGTTGTACGATAACCATTGGATTCACGAGGACTGACGGCGTTTTGAGAAGCAAGAGAACGAG